TAACACCAGAAGCAGGTTTTCTGACACGATAAAAGTCACGTAACAGTATTACACCAGCTTGGTACCGTTCTGCCGGGAGGATTGATGAAATTGGCCATAAGACAGCAGTATCCAAATCCAAGTAAAGGAATGGGCGCAGGCATTCCAACCCAGGCGAAAATAAATTCAACTTTGCCCACCACCCATTCCAGACATATTCCAAGGGCATCAGGATCACATCCCGCAATTCAATTCGCTGTTTTACAATATTAGTGAGACAATACACCTGTATATCCAACTCACCGGCATTACGTTTTAAATGATGAGCTAAAATGTAAACATCCCCGATCTGAAAATCTTTTCCAGTGCGAAACACTAATAATATGTTAACGGTCTTGTTCATAATGTCCAATTGCGTTGAACCCATAGTAAATCTTTACTGTACATTGGCATGCTTGGATCTTGGTTCCCGGAAAACATAACCAACCGGGCATTTTTCGGTAAATCCCCCCGTTTCCTGCCGGTGGTACGTTTCGGAACCATTATGTTTCGTAAATGATACACCCCATCCTCTTCACCAAACCTCTTTTCACCATCCCCCAAAACATAATTTATCCATGCCTGGTCACTTCCAATAATTTTCTTTTCAGCCTGAAGTTTTTTCAATAAATCCACACTTCGTTGACCATCGAATTGGGTGTACACTTCCGGTCTGCTACCCATATCCATCATAAATAAACTACCATTGTATTTTTGTTGATAACCATGACTGTCCATATAATAGGTATGAATAATGAAGTCCTCCTTCCGGCTGAAGATATTATCCAAATTTCCCGTAACCACTGTATCCAGATCAATACATAATACTCGCCGACCAAACACCTGACGCATCGCCGGGTCAAACATTTTTAACCGGGTAAAACACCGACCAAATTCCCTTCCCCAGTCCCATAACGGATATGTCTCACATTCAATCCCCTCTGGATCATCCGTTACACATACAAACCGATGAGGAATGGTCAGGTTGCGTTCCACCGCACGGTATAACTTGTTAACATAATCCGCAGTGTATTTTATTCCACGGGCAACTGCCGGTAATGGCTCACCCACGGTATGTTTCCATTTAAAACAAACCACTGTCAAACTATTGTTAGCAACTGCTCTTCCAAATTCCAATTCATACCAATCCCGTGGTTGCTTTGGATCTAATGGAATGAATGGTTTGTCTCCTTTTCCGGGTGAATGGGTGAATTCCCCAAAATAAGTATCCATTCCAAAATTATATAAATCAACCCGTATGAACGGTGGATTTCCCGCAATGTCCAATAACCGGTTTACTGTTTTCACCATTTGTTCCAAGTTTACCGGTTTCGGAAATTTTACCAATTGTGTACGGTCATCCCTCCGGAATGGTAATTCATTCCATTGAGTATCATAATAGTTTACTTTGGTACCGTTGTAATTAGCAGTGGCAATGAATTGAATTTGTCCATGAAAACACCATGCCTTATAATCCACAATTCCATATTCCCGTTCATAATCAGTAAAGTATTTACATAAATTTTCTTCAATCAACACTCCTCTATCAACTTCATCATAATACAACTCACCCCCATCCGCAAACCGGGTTTCCAACCATTGTTTCATCTTCACTTTGGCTTCTGGTAAATTAAATGGACGTGATTGTTTTTGATTAGCCGAAATTTGCTCAACTCCATCTTTTACAATAATGTTCATATGACTCCCGTGAGTTGCTTTAATCACAAACGACTTGGGCAACCGGCTGTAATCAAATTCATCGATTTGTAAGGGATCAGTAAAATGAGCCAATTCTTTTGCTACCTTTACCACTGGCTGAACCAAAGATTTTACATGATGCTTATTAATCAGCTGGTTGTAATCATGATTGGGGTATTGGTGTTTCATATAATAATGAATCCAATCTCCAAACTTCACCGGTAACTCTTCAATGTTTTGACTCTCCAATATCGGTTTACCCCAGTCCAGTTTGCGTACATCCCGCCGGTGATATACATACAAACCCGGAAGTTCATAAATATGTAAACCTTTTTTCAATAACCGCTCACAAAAATCCCAATCAATCAAATCCACCCCTTTACCAACTCCACGGAATTTCAGATCTTTCCACACTGATTTACGAACCAACATAAAAAACCCGGCAACCTTTTGAGTGGTTACCCGACGCAATGTCATTCCATACTTCTGATATAATTCATAAGCAGCCTGAACGTGTAAATCCAGATCCGGACTGTTTATGATAATGTCTGCCCATTGTGATCCCTTGTTTTTGTTATGTCGTGGATTACTTACGCAAGTTATTAATCCCACCCGGTCACTCACCGTTCTCACCGCTTCAATACACATATCATACCAATGAGGATTACAACTCACAAATACATCATGATCCAACAATAACACCCAATCCGTTTTACTGTCTTCCATGGCGTGGTTGTATGCCCCTGCCAAATCCATATTTAAACCATACGGGATTTTCACTTCAATCGTTGCGTTGCGTTTACGCACGTGTTGGATCACCCGTTGAGCTTTCTCCAATTTTTCTTTTCCAAGGTTCAAATAATCTTTATTGTCGTCATCATAACATTTCCAATGATCCATATGTTCCACGCTATGGTACTCAGTCAACTGACTGTTCCGGTACAATTGGAATGGAATATGAAAATAAGCATACGCACTGGCCATTGGCCCACCCCACCATATTTCCCGGAAGTTTGGATCCAGCATATTGTAAGCATACCGGTATTGCCGGGTGCTTAATATGAGTATGGCTGAATGATAATTATTAGCAATCTTTAAAATACGGTTTTTGAAAATGATAATGGGACTGTCCTTTTTCCAACCACCCCTCAAATCTACAAATCTACATTCCCCTTTTTCAATCTCAATCCTATTGGGCAAGAACACTTCATCAATACTTCGCAACCGGTTGAATTCAATAACGTTTTGAATTACATTTTCTTTTAATAAAATATCATCTTCAATATTAATGAAATAATCATAATCATTCGTAAAGTTATTCATGTAATTCAAACTCTCATATACCAAATTCCACGGTTTAATACCCGTAAAATCAATATCCACCTCTACACCCGGTATTGTAAAACCTTTTAATCCGCAAACCCGTACATCACAATTGGGTATATTACGCAACGCAGTGATGGCTTGGGTTACAACGGTTTCCCGGTTTTCATTCCCTTTTACAGTTGCTCCACCGGTAAATCCCTCTTGTTGTTGGGGATTGTAATAATGATTCACGAAACAAAGTATGCGTAAATCTTTGGTCAATCGCTTGCGGGGAGGTGTATGCCGTTGTAAAGAAACGGTGGGCAGCGCAGCAACCGGTTTTTCAACCGGTGGTAAATCCGCTGGTTTAATACGATTGTTGCTCAATTCGATGGCTTGTTTCAATGTTATGCGTGGAAATTCCAATATAGCACTATCTGGACAAACATTGTACACCTCAATACCACGCCGTTTCGCATCCTGTGCTATCTCAGGAAAACTTTTCAGGTGTTGAAAAAACTTGAGATTTTTACGTTTTGCCGGGTTGGCCGCAGTACGTTTGGATTTATACACACTATGAAAATGTTGATCACCACGATCATTCAGCTTCATATCAAACCCCAATAAGAAAATACGTTTTGCTCCCGCATTTGCAGCCACCGTCATTGCAGCTCCCCCACTATTGTAATTCCAACTGACTGTTTCCCTGTTTTCGGTCAAACCTCTTGGCTTGCGTTTATCCCGGCTCAGGTATTTTACCCATGGGCATTGTTGGGACGCAGGAGCACAACTGACTTTGAGTTTTGGATGGGTGTAAAGCTGATTTTTAAATTTCAGAAAAAATTTACTGTCCCCAAAAAATACCATATCCATCCATTCCCCTATCATAAAAGCAGCATTAACTGCTATGACATGTTTATCATGAAGAAATTTCATGTATGGTGAATATGCGGACATCGGTTGTTTCCCATTTAAAACATCCAACACCACTTCATCCGGTATCTCAAACTCTTTTGTTATGGAGGCACCACCCCCAATTATCCAGACATCCCCACCTGACCATATTTTAGGTACTGCCCAGTTCATATTACAAATTTTCTAATAATTCCTGAGCTTCATCCCGTTTCATAGCTTTCTCATTGATGGCTTTCCCATCCTTGTCCACTACATCATACCACCCTCCCCCACGGTGATGAAGATTGAAATTATCTTTGGTAATGGCTGGTTGTTTACTTACATCCACCACCTCCGGAATGTTATCCAAAGGTATCAACGTGTCCATGAAAGCATCTGGTATGTCTTCCCGGTCTGCTTCAAACGTCTGATTGGGTTTTATAATATGCCCATTGAAATGAAAAGATCCACTCAAATTTTTCCACCGGATCAATTTTTTACCGGGTTCATCTTTTATACGGATTATTTCTTTGCGTTTCATAATAATTTATTGTTAATGATTAAACAAACGTTGAAATCACTTGATTAGTGAATATCAAAATTAAGTATGGCTGGTTGCCAAGTGAACAATACCACAACGGCTGTTCTGATCTGAACGCAGCTGTAATACCTGGATGGCCAGTACTTTGTACTTGGTTATCCATCTTCCCTCTTGACTCCATTCCACATTCTGTAATCCCAAACCATCGATCAATCTCACTGTACGAGTATCCATTTCAACTAATACAGCATTGTCTGTAGGAAGGTGGTCAGCAACTTTTATCTCACTGATTCCATCAATAGCCATTAACCGCTGACGGATTGTATTACCACGGGTGGAATCATAATCCTCATCCAGTTTGGTTTCCCAACCGGTTGGAATATACAATGTCCATGGGCCATAGTGACGGTCATCGATGCTCATTTGTTTAGCAGCAATGATATCATCCCGGATATCAGATCCACTTACACCGCTGTCATCCCAAGCTGCGTCAATTTTTAATTTATTCCTGTCCGGGAAATTAACATAACTGTACACGCTGTTCCGGTCACGTTGGTCTTTTTCACCCCAGCTGTAGCTGGTATCGGCAAAACACATGTCTTCCATTTTCTCAACGCACTTCCGGGCAGCATTCGCAGCCATTTCCGTATCAATACCATTTCCAGATCTCCGGCTGGTATTTAAAAACCTCAGGTTGATCTCATAATCAAAACTGATAACCGGGATTGGAAGATAGTTGTACTGATACTTGGGTGTATCATTACGACCACGATTCTTTCCATCCATAGTCATGATTGCCTCACCGGCTTCACTAATGTCTTCCCACTGTAAAATAGTGGTACCAATAGCATTCGCCAACGGGTAAGTCAAACCTTTACTTTTCAGGTCATTAATCCCGATCAAACGTTTTTGAGCAACCCGCATGACCGCATCATCCAATGCTTTCCATTCGTCTTTACGCAATGTTCCATTCGTTTGAATTGGAAATGTACGGTAATTTTGACGATTGGTGGGATCACCTCCGGCATAAATTGTAACATATGTCCGGTTGTCTTTGCCGATAAACGGTCTCATCCACCCGACTTCTGTGTTACCAACCTGTGCGAAATGATTCGCAACTTCTCCACGCACCCCTTGTGGGGTAATTAAATCAACTGCCATAATTTATATCCTCCTTTCATTAAATTATTCGTACAGGCACCCGACCAACTTCAGCATCATCCGAATCAGTCATATCCAAATCATCCAACGCAACCCCAACAATGCTATTGGGATATTCAACGTCAGAAGCAGCATCACCTGTGTACACTTTCACTTTTCCCGTACCATCACTGATAAGAAAATCTCCTTTGGAAACCGTTTCCCCATCAGCAACTAATAAATATGCCTGATCACCACGTTGTGGTATCCAGCACTGGACTTTTGCGCTCACCGCAAAGTCATCATCAATTTCCTTGCCCTGTAATTCATCATGAAGGGCAACCATTGGTAATATCACCCCACCTTCAGTGGAATGAGCCTGAACCAAACCCGCACTGGTCACTTCCAGTAACATACCCGGAGTCAATGCCACCGCTGTAGCAGTGTATTCCTCAAAGATATTCAGGTAATTTTTCAAAACAATCGTGTTGTATGCCATAATTCAATCCTCCTTAATTTTTCAATTCAACACCTGGCATGACCAGTGGTTCCTCATCACATTCCTCTTCCATTTCACTACCACCGCCCATTCCTGAATAATTCGCAAACTGTTGATCCATAGCAGCGTTGTTATTTTGTTTTACCGGTTTAATGACTTTCGCCATTTTACGCAAAACATCCAGTTTCACATCCGCAAAATCCTTTTCAGCAAGAATAGGTTTACCATCGGCATCCTTTTCGCTGTTATTAAGGATTGTTTGGATCAACTCGGAACGTTGTTCATTATAAAACTTCACCCCAGCTTCGTACTGTTCCTTGGACAATCCCAGCGTTTGCCAGGCTTGTTCTTTGGTAACTTCCGGTGGGGTTTGGGTCTGGTTGACCTTGGGCTGGGTGGCAACGTTGGCTATCAAAATATCCAACTTGTCTTCCTCCAGGCTCTCCAACCATTCCCGGTGCTCCTCACTGTAGTGAGTGTTGGCATTTGCTATCAGCAATCCTGCCTTTTCCTTACATGGTTTACACATATTCGTGTCCTCCTTTTTTTTGTTATTACTAAATTTTGTGCGACGCATTGTTACATGTTCTTGTAACGTCACATAACTCACTGTTTTCTTTACTTGTACCGGATCACCAACAAAATCCACTTTATCATCCGCTCCAATCTGATAATTTTGTTTGAAATACCCGGCATCCTCACTGGCACTCAATTCGCCATCGTTTGATTTCGTTATCATTCGTTTCCGGTAAATGAAATAATCATCATACACCGCATCCAAATACAACCTTTCCCGGTCGTTACTTTTCCTATCTATAACAGACCAGATCTGATCCATTATATCTGTAAAACTGACCTCATTTACGATGGGTGAAACCGACATGCCCTGTTTACTTAAATCATTGAGCGTTTCTAATTTCAACACATTTAACTCTCCTCCTTTCTGTTTGTTAACACTATTTACTCTCACACCACAACCATCCATAATGCTACACGCACCAACCTCTCCGGGCAAAAGAGCAAGGTGATCCGGTATGTAATTACGGTTTATTGCTGTGTACTGTTCTCCTTTCCATTCTCCAGCAGTGGGTTCTTCTTCACTAAACACCCCCACGCTGACTTCAATCAATTCACAATTTTGTATCATTGTCAAAGTATCAGGACTCAACGCTGCTAACTTCTGAACATCCAACCATGCGTTTGCCCTTAATTTATCACCCTCCATACGAACATCATGAACTTCCCCCACTGCCCAATTGGCCATTACCGTGGGATCATTCGCTGATACAAACACTCCGTTTACCAATGGGTGAGAGATTGTAACCGGTTTACCATCCCATAATGGTACTGATTTTTCCAATTCCTCAACCACGTGTAACAATGGCCCAGCCGATCCACAATGTACACCCTCCCGTATCATGACCACCGGAATTATTAAATATTCTTTTCCGGCAATCGTTTTGGCTTCGGGTTCATAGGCAATTTGTGAATTCTTATGGGTTTTCATCAATTTTAACGCAAGATCTGAGTCAGCCTGTACATTCGTACCAACCTGACTGTTCGCTGTGCGTATTGCCAATGCGTCGCATTCCTTTTCGGTTTTACCGCTTTTCAGGCAGCTCAACCTTATAGCATTTGCCACATCCACCCATTTCCGCTTTTGGGCATCGGTCAAACCTTTCTTGTGTTTTTCAACATCCTTTACTGTCCACGGCATGATATCTTAATTTTAAATTTTGTTATTATTTTTCTTATGTACCGGTAAAACTATACAGCGGCACTGCGGGTGTACCGGGATCAGGTTTTGGGCTTCTTCCAAAGTGTACGTTTTACCTTGGGCTGCTATTGCGGCACAGCGATCACATACCCGGTCATCACCCGCAGTTAAAAACTCCGCCACCACATAAACATTCTCTGCTCGCCAATTCTTGTATTCTTGTATATTAGCCTGATGGTGTGCTCTGATGACTTCCGTTCTTGCCAGTATTTCAGCACGTCTCCGGGCAGGAATAAACCGCCCCAACGTATCCGTCAGCCCCAAATCACCGATGCCGCTGCCGTTGATGGTTCCCACGAGTTTACGTGCTAATAACCTTGGCCCATCGCCATCGATCAATCCCTGACTCAAAACCCGGCTGATTTGGGTATCCATCTGGGTAGTTATTCCTCTCAGATCTTCAAACACCCGGCTGTATAACAATCCCACCCGTTCCAAATGGAACGGTGTACCCATTGATACCTCCACCCCACCGGTGGCTTCCGTCGTGGGAACGTCAAACCCAGCTTTCCCCAATTCATACCGGGCACGAATCACCCCACGTTTGTAACTATCGTAAACATATTTGTTAGTCCAAGCTTGATTTATACTGGAACCAATCTGCTCATATTCCCTGACTTCCAAAATACCAGCATCCACCTGACTCCGGAACCAACGCATAAATGCCTCAACCTTTTCCCCACTGGTGCTAAACATAAAAGCATTTGTGCCGGTTGTACTCAGATTGGCTTGTAAGGTTAATGGTGATATTTCTTCACCCCCACCTTTTAATCCAAAACAATCCTCATCATCCACCGACACCCGGACAACCTTCACTAATTCATTAAACCGGGAACGCATTTCACTGGCCCACCGGTTGCGCAGGGAAGTGGTATGAGTGGGATCATAACGATTCATCCCCTCTGATACATAAACGTCAATATGTTTACACGTTTCACACATTTAATTTAATTCAAACGTTTTCAATACCAATATATCCATTAATTGTAATTGCTCATCTGCCCATTTCAATAACTCCCGGATCACTTCATCCTCTGTACCATTTACCGGGTAATCAGTAACACACCGGCAATTCGGGTGAGTCACCATATGATATTTACTATTGAAATCATACACAGTCATATCTTTTATTCATTTACCATTTCTTCAATCTCTTCAACCGGTTTACCATTCCCACCCATTTCATCCTCTTCAATGATTTGTTCCTCCTCTGGACTGATGGGTGTTTCCTCTTCTTTCATCTTTCGGTATGCTTGTTGTAAAGTTTTAATTACAATATTCAATTGATCTTCATCCAGCCCCAAGAACAACTCTGCAGCAAGTTCAGGTGGCATCGTTTCCGTGGCAACCGGATTGCTGGAATATGCTTTCCATGCATCTGCTCGTATTTTACCTATGTCTGAACGATCTTTATCACTGATGCTAAATAAATCATTCCAGGTCACTTCATAATCATTTTGTTCACTCTTGGGATCAGGCAATATTCCATACTCAATACACCGGTCAACGAATGGTCTGATGATTCTTGGTTCAGCAAATTCCTCCCTCCGGCTCTGAACATACTCCATCCATTCTTGCCGGTCTTGGTTACTGGATAACTCACCACGCTCACTTCCCAAGAGTATGCGTTTTGGTATTCCCTTTTCAGCACATATCATCTGTACCAATACTTCAACATGTCCCTTTGGATCTGCTATTTGTTGTGCCAGAGATTTCAACTCAATCCCCTCATTCAATAATATTCGCCGCAAATTATGCTCATACTCATCCACCTGATCCTGTAAATCACTCAGAGTGGTATTGGTCATCTTGTATTTTGGATCCAGTGTACCTGTATAACCCGGTCTGGCTCCACGCCAAAACATTTCTGCATCCCCTCCTACAACCTTTTCCAAGTCCATTAACCGGTTGTACACCGGCTGTAACCGTGGATTGCCCTCTGTTTCATCTTCCAGCAAATCATCCACTATATGAATAACCCGGCTATGATGAACTAACATTGTCCGGGTGCTTCCATCACTCCGGTTTTTTACCGTTATCTGGTACGTTTCCGGTAAACCAAACCGTGGATCTTGTGAATCCTTTACATATTTATTTACCTTTGCTGAATTTTCTGATAACGGTTTTACATATAAAAGTTTCAGTGTTTTACCGCTCACCGGTTTGGTAAAAT